TGAATTTTCAGGGTTTGCTCCATATGACCTCAGTGATGGAACTTGGCATCATACCGTCTTTACTTTGAATTCAACTGGTGGTTCGTTATATTTGGATGGTCAATTATTGTTTTTAGGAAACAATACAATTCAAAGTTTAAATGCAACCAATGCGCCATTTTACATTGGGCGAGTAGAGGAAGCTGCCCGAAATCAAAGCAGGATGCTAGACGCAGTTGGCATCTGGAACAGAGCACTAACCGAAGCAGAAGTTGCAGAACTCTACAACAACGGAACTAGTTTGGAATTACCTGCTGGTCCAAGTGAAAGTTCTTCTCTTTCTGTTAAGATTGAAGGAAATGTAAAACTCTCTGGAAAAGTAAAGTTCGCTTAAAATAAATAAAAAACACAAAAAAACACCCGAATTGGAAACAGTTTGGGTGTTTTTTTTTGTATCCGCTACTAAATAATTCGAAGAAAAATGGCGAATAAAATCCTTCATAAAAAAAGCAATATAATTGGAAATACTCCACCATTGTCTTCCTTGAGTGCTGGTGAGATCGCCATCAATACAGCGGATGGTTGTTTATTTTTCAAAAAAGATTCACCCCAAGGAGAACATGTATCCAAAATTTTGGATATTTATAATCAACCCCATGTCTTGAATGAATCTTTAAGTTCTTTTGTTTTCCAATTCGGAGGAAATGATGTTTCGGAGGTTTTTGGTTCTGTATTGGGTGGTTATGAAAATGACGTGAGTGGGGCAGCATCCACGGTTATCAATGGTGAGAACAACGATATTGTTGGAGATTTTTCTGTAATAGCAAATGGTTTGGATAATAAAATTCTATCTGGTGGAAATTTTTCTTTCATTGCTGGAGGTCAAAACAATTTGATTTCACATGAGAATGTATTCACACTTGGTTCAAATCTTTCTAGCCATGCAAATAATTTCACATATGTTAATAATTTAAGTGCTCAAGGAATTTTGTATGGTGATGGTAGTGGTTTAACAAATCTAGCTACTGCTGCGGCTCCAGATCTTGCAGTAAGATCATTAACTGCTAATTGGGAAAGTACGTATACAACGGTATTAAATCAGTCCGCATCATGGATAGGGGGCGCATCAACATTCAATGGTGATATAAGCACAACAACTATTAATGATGTTATTAGTGCCACCGTTGTTGCCTTGCAAGGCGAACCAATCTCCACTCAAACACCAAACATTGGTCAAGTATTGCAATGGAATGGAGATTCTTGGGCACCAGGAGCTATTACAACAGGTGGTTCTGGAGGTGGAGGTTTAATTTATTATTTAAATTTTGGTAATCAAGCACAATCACCAACAACAAATCTTCCATCTACTCCTAATACACCAAGAGAGCTTGGATCAGAAGGAACTATCGCGTCTTCTTCTGTTACAAAAAATAACGTTTCAACCACAGGTTATGATTTAATTTGCGGATTTGTTTCTTTAACTGGTTCACCTAATACAGTAACAATACCAGCAGGTTTGTGGGATTTTAATATATGGGCAAGTGCCACTTCGACTACAACGAAGCAAACGAGTTTACTATTAAATGTGTACAAGTATGATGGTTCAAACAATCCCACATTACTTGCATCTTCTGGAGATATCTTTATATATGATCCCTCTGTGGCATCTCAATATATTGCTTCCGTAGTGTTTCCTCAAACAACAATTTTGGAAACAGATAGAATCTATATTCAAATAACTGCTAAAGCAACCCAAAATAATAAAAACATTACAATTTATTTTGGAGGGACAACACCGACTCACGTTCATACTACCTTTCCGAGTGTAGGCGGTTCTGGTTTAGTAAAAGTTATTAATGGTGTTTATCAAAACCCTGCTTCTTTACTGGTAAATTCTGATGTGGCATCTAATGCTGCAATTGACCAATCAAAAATAAACGGATTAACCGATGTAGCAAATAAAACTAATTCAACTTATACAACAGTAAATTCAAACAGTGCAAGTTGGATTAACTCTAAAACAATTGCATTTTTTACAGCACTTGATAATGAACCACCAGCTACAAACTTTGCAACTCTTGATACTAGAAATTCTCATCCTGTTTTGGATTTTGATACAGTAACTCAAGAAGCAGCTATATTTAGAGGAATAATTCCAGATGGTACAAATTTATTAAGTGGTTGTAATGTTATAACTCAATGGGCAGCAACTTCTGCTACTACAGGAACAATTGGTTGGGATGTGGCATTTGAAAGAATAGCATCCAATGAGATTAATTTGGGAACTAATAGTTTTGGAACTGCTCAAACTATTTCAGCAACTACAGTTCCATCAACATCCGGAATAACTCTTTCGTCTTTTGTAACATTTACTCAAGCACAATTACCAACTGGATTAACAAATGGGGATATGTATCGTCTAAGAGTTAGAAGAGATGTGGCAAACGATACTGCTTATGGAGATGCCGAATTGTTAGGAGCAGAAGTTAGATTGGTTTAAGATTATGAAAGTTTTTAGAGATAATTACACCAACGACACCATGACAGGCGATGCCGAACTGATCGCAGTTGAAGTGCAACAGATTGCTTGATATGGCTTACGATTTCAACGGGACAAACCAGTATTTAAGTATGGCATCCGCGCCAGTTACTGCTGTTCCTTTAACAATCGGAGTGTGGTTTTATCCAGACACTATCTCAGGAAGATATTCTTTAGTGTCAATAAATTCATCAAATGTTAGCACAGGTGGATTCTTTAATATATCAGCAAGAGGCGATTTAGCTGGTGATCCAATTCGAATTAACACAGATATTAATGGAACATCAGCAGTTAATTCAACAATTAGCTATAATGCAAATTCTTGGAACCATGCGTGTGGAGTATTTCAATCAAATTCATCCAGAACTGTTTATGTTAATGGGCAGGCATCAGGAACAAGTTCTGCATCATTCTCGCCAACAAACATATCTTTAGTTAATATAGGCTTTTTTAGTAATGTCGCAGGCGCACAAGCATACATGAGTGGATTAATCGCCGAAGTCGGCATCTGGTCTGCTGCTCTTACCGCCGCCGAAATCGCCTCCCTCGCAAAAGGCATGACCTGCGACAAAGTGCGTCCGCAATCCCTTGTATTTTACGCCCCGCTCGTCCGCAACCTTATCGACCAAAAAGCAGCCCGCGCCATCACAAACAACAACGGCTCAACTGTCGCTGAACATCCAAGAGTTTATAAATAAACATATGAAATACGCAATTTTAGATGAAAATAAAAACTTTGTAGAGTTTAGAGAATTCGATGTTCTTCCTGCTCACAAGCCAAATAGAATATTACCAGTAAATGAAACTTTTCCAGAATATAATTCGGAATATTTTAATGCAATTCAAAATATTGAAGTAAAAGATAATTCTGTTGAAGTCGCATATACTTTAGTTCAAAGAACAGATATTTTAGATAATGTTAGATCTAAAAGAAATGAATTATTGAAAGATTCTGATTGGACTCAATTTAATGATATCCCTCTTAGTAATGAGAAAAAACAAGAATGGGCAGTTTATAGACAAAATCTCAGAGATTTACCTAATAATTGGGACAATCAAATTCCAATCATCTTTCCCATCAAACCAGAATAAGTATTAAAAGAAACAAGTATATTTTATCGAAATTATAATAAAAAATATATACCCGATTATGGGGATTGGAGATAAATTCACCCCCATTTAAAATGTCAAAAATCTATTCCGATTTTGTATTGTTGATCGTCACCAACTGTTGGATCATCGGGAACCAACTACCTAATTACAGAAATTATTTATTCAAGGCACTAAAAAAGCTCTACATAAAATATCAACATCGCTAATTTTTTCAACAATAGCTTCAGGCTCATCATCCACATCACCATAATAACCGTAAGGATCGTTCGTGTCAATAGATGACTTGCTGAAATCTTGTTGTTTTGTTGTAGTGAAATCTTCCAATTTATTTTCTGCTTTATATTTCTGTAAAATCACAACCAAGAGTTGATTCAAGGCATAATCGTCCCTGCACTTCTTTACAAACTCTTCAATGTCAGGTTTGGTGAATTTTCCTTTCAATGTTTGGAATGGATTTGTATATGCCCCAAAAACATAATGTGGAAGATATCTTGTTGTCACTTTGGCACAATCACGGATGACATTGTATGCTCCCTTGTGTTGAATTGTAATTCCTGTATCTGGTTTGTCTACACACTTATGAGCCGCAGAATATAGCTTGGCTTCGTTTAATTCACTATTATCAAACAATACATTTAAAAATTTCACATTTCCTCCTTCAGCATATCGTTCAATTCATTTTCAATATCCACAAACTCTCCTTGAATTTGAACAAGTTCTTTTAGGATTTCTTCGCACTTTTCTTTCTTGTCTGGTGAATAAACATCCAATGTCAAGTCTTGCATATTTTTCAATTCATCCATGAGTTCTTGAACATGGTTCAGTTCTTTATATATCTCTGTCATTTGAGTAATTTCTTTCCACCTGTTTCCAAGTTCGTAACACGATACATTGTATTTGTATTCGGATAATATTTGCTATATTTTGAATAGTATTCTTTAACTTCTTCTCTAGTTTGAAAAGGAGATAGCATCACCTCATACCAACTAGAGTCATTTTCTTTTCTTTCTATTTTGTACATGATGTGATCTTATCAGAAAATGATATCATGTCAATTTCTTTCCGAAAGAATCTTTACCATTGATGATTATTTCATTTTCCGAAAAATGAGACAAAACACTTTCTTTTATAATTGGAATATCTTTGTATGGGATACTGTGTTCGAATTCTGGATCATACTGTCCTTCTGTTAGATATGCTACAGTCGTATTATCTTCAAGTGTTAAAAAACCATGAGCATATTCTTTAGATACAAATATCTCTTTCGACTTGTTTAATTCAAAAGACATAACTTCTTTCGTTTCTAAATTATATAGATAATCAATAATGGAACCGGAAACTACCTTAATATATTTTTGCTGTGGATTTCTGCTTTGATAGTGCATTCCACGAAATGTTCCTTTTTTAGAGTTAATGCTTATATTCACCTGATCCCAATTTTTAACGGAATCAGGTTTAATTTCTAATTTTATCGGAGTGAATGATCCTCTGAAATCATCAAATGTTGGATAGTTTTGCATTAATCTTTATAATTTCTGTTTATGAGTTTAAAACCTAAAGGGCGACGAGATGAATATCCTCTTGGGTATGATGATGGTCTTACAACTATTCCCTCTCCATCCAGTCCGCTTGGGTATTTTTGCTTGTCAGCTAGTTCCTGAAGCTTCTGTAATGGGTTTACCCAAAGTTTTATATTCTCCTCAAGTCCCAATTTACATACAAGAGGAACAACATCACAATGTAAAGAGTTTTCACAAAAGTCTTTCATTTCATCGTATGTCATGTATTTCCCATCTTGGCTAATCTGAAATACAAAAAGTCTAACATCTTCCAATTTAAGCTGGTTGCATTGTATCCCATTGCCCACCAATTCTGATTGTATAACTCCGCTCCAATTTTCTGGAATAGTGAGTTTCCTTGCGGCTTTCCAGAATGTATTGTTTTCGGTTTCTTTTTTAGAAAAATTTCTTGTGCAAACTTTTGATAATGAACCATTTTCAACAGTTAAAGTGCAACTTGAACCATCGAGTTTGCTTGTCACTGTAATATATGGATCGTGATTAAGAACCTTTTCGACCAAATCTGGATCATTCAATCCATTGTCTTCATCTGTTTTGGATGTCAAATGAGTTGGGAAATCTCCAAGTGTTTCTCCAGAAAGATTTGCTGGAATCTCTTTAATATATTTTTGTATTCCCAAAATTTCTGTAATGTCCGTTCCAACTTCCATATTGGAAAAAGATTCTGTAAATTGGGATAAAGGAATAACAACTCCTGAAGAATATTCTCCACGCAATTTTACGTTCTTGATACGTATTTGTTTATCTGGGTTCTTTGGATCAACAAGGAAATCGCTCCAATGATACCTCGGAACAATCGTATCAATTGTAATAAACACAATCTTGTTGCCCTCTTGGTGTATTCCTTTTTTTACAACAACCTGCCAAGCAAGTACCTCACCGATTTGCAGGGTATCTGCATTAGGGTGGTCATGTAGGTTTTTAATTATTTCAATAGATGCGAGTTTCATGTTTTTTTAAATTGTTTTGACTCATAGTGTTGACGCTTTCAATCATTCTAAAAACGGAGTAAATTGAAAAAAATATAGTGATAAGTAAAAATAAAATATATAATTTATCAAGAATCTTTTCTAACATTTTCTATTTCCTTTTCTATTTCCTTTTCGCTTCTCATAATATATTTCTCACCTTTCTTTTTTACAAATCCCTCATCAACCATATATCGAAGGCAATCCTCAATCTCCTTCATAAGCTTTTCTGTTTGCTTTT